AAGATGTTCCCGGTTGAATAGTTGTTAAAACACAATCTTTAAAAATATCAGTTGTATTACTAAATCCGTCAGGTATTCTAGTTCTAGCAGTAATTGTTCTTGTGGTGTCGGTTGATACTGTTGCGTATTTGTTATTTGCGAATCCTGAGTCTGAACTGCTAAGAGATTCGAACACGCCATAAGTAGGAGAAGGAACTGTTATTATTCCTTGATTATCTACTGCAAATCCTGTGTCATCTAATCCTCTAGGAAAAGCAGTTGAGCAAGTAAACTCAGGGGTTGGAACTGTCGGAGCTGACAAGTTTAAATAAAAAGGACTTCTTACATTTATTTTAGTGCTCATTGTTTAAATACTTTTTCTATTGATATGTCAAATTCTTTAAATAAATCTTGTTCTAATTTTTTTAAATGTTTTTCAAAAGGTTTAGTAAAAAAAAGACTCGCTTTTATTCCTTTACTATAAATACTCCTAGCAACTAGAAACTGAATTGATTTTTGAAAACCAACTGTGTCAATTTTTCTTCCTGTAAACTTTCCTTTTTGTCTTGGCGCTAATCCTTTTCTAACTATCCATTTATCTAACTTACTTGGAGGTGGCATTTTATTAGTAAATGCATAAACTTTTTTTTGATCATAAGGCTGCTGTGCTGCTTCATCTCCACTACGTGGTTTTATTGCTCCTCTTACTCCTTTGTCTATAAACTTTCCATAATAGTTTCCTAAGAATTGTAAAATAAAAGACTTTTCATCTTCAGGAAAATCAAACGTAAGAGAATTACTTAAACTGCCTGAGGTATCAATATCAGCTCTTTTAAGGTTGTTTTTTGCTTCAACTATAACTTTCTGTGCAAATTTATTTAAAATCTCTCTAACGTCTTCTAATCGCATATTGAAACGTCGTTAAAGGTTATTAAGTCAAAAGTAATTGCCCATCCTGCTACTTGATGTTCAAACCTATCTGTAAAAGGCTCACAGGAAGGATTTCCTTGTAGTTGATATTGACTAGTGAATAAGTCTCCTCTTCTTAATTCTAAAGCTAATCTATTTTGGACTTCTAGTTGTGAATTTAGTATATCGTGTTCATTATTGTTTCCTCTAAAAATATCTGTAACAACATCTTTGCTTTGATTAACGATGTCCATTGATAAAATAGAAATATTAAAGTTTACTGAGTTATCTAAGAAAGAAACATTATTTACTATAATATGAGATAAGGGAAACATTGTCTGTTTACTTAAATCAATATCTGTTATATTACCGAAAGTAACAGTATTAACATTTACATCTTCTAAGAGTTGTGTTTTTAATATTTCTGTTATCTGATAAAATGCTCTTGTTCCTTGTTGACTCATTTGTATTCTTTAGCAATTCTTTTTAATTGATTATGTCTCTTTAAACTGTAATTAGAATCTGAGTTAAAAACTCTAGAATAAATAATACCTATTTCCTCTTGACTTGTTTCTTTAGAAATTATAGATTCTAACTCTTCATCTTTTAATGTCATTGGTTGATGGTAAGGAAAAATTTCTGCTAGATCTTTCCTAGTAATATTTTTTCTTTCTATAATTTTCTTTTTCTTTTTCATCTTTTAATTTTTTTAATTTGATCTGCTTCTAACTCTGCTTTCTCTTTCATAAAGGTTAGCATTGTTAAGCATTTGATGGCATTGAGTTTTGTGATATTTTCAAATCTTTCAATATTTCCTGAAGCGAGTGCAAAGACTGACTGATACCAACCCCATCTACTTCCAAAGTTTTCAACTGCTCCGAAGTTAAGTTCTCTCCCATCTCCTTCTTTAAAAAGCTCAGGGAATGATCTAGAAGTTCGTTCTTTAAATTCCAAAAAAAAAGCATAGCACCAATTACAACTCCTAATGGTGCGTACTGCATAACACCTGCATACTTGCTACCATCGTACTCCTCAATTAAATATCTTTCTCCTTTTCGATATGTTACAGGTCTAAATAAAACGCTCATCGCTTTGTCCATATCTTCCCACCTTCCTAAATAATTATCTAAGTCGATGTACTCTCCTAAAGTGATATCATCAAGCTTAGGAATAAATCCGTATTCAATATCATCTATTTTAAACAAGGTTGTAAGTTCAGGACTAGAATCTAAAAGAGAATAAATGTGTTGAGTAATATCAACTAGGTCTTTGTACTTAATTTGTAATGTAAGATCTAAGTTAACTCTACAAAATATTTCAACTGTCTTTTGCATTAAGAAAACTGTATCCTGATTGCCTTCTACATTAACCTTATCAAACTCTGCATACTGAGCTAAAGTTATATCATTCAAAGTATCAGGGATATTTATTTTAAGTTTCATAATTATATAACGTATTTTAAAAAAGGTTTATAAAAAAAGAGCAGCCTAAAAAGACTGCCCTAAACTAACTAAAATAAATCAAACAATCAGCCTTTTGGGTGAGTAGCTAACAACTCGTATTCGTTTTTACATTTATCAGAACAAAAATGATCCTGCTCATCTAATTTTTCATTACAATTATCACAGCAGTAGTTCTCTCTGTAAGTATCTATTATGTGACTTGCTATTTCTGACCAATTTACATCATTAATAAAAGCTAATGCGTAATTTTCAGCGGTGTTGTTGTTTAGATTGATTACTTGCATTTCAATCATTTCCTCCATATAACTCTTTAAATGTTGTCCTAATTCATAGGGTGTGCATTCTTGGTTTACTATTTCATCCTCCCAATGATCTGTATCAATATCATCAAAGTTTTCTAAGTTGACTCTCCAAGTTGCGTAGTTTGTCCATCCGTTATGTTTCATCTGTTTTTAAATTAAGTTTAAATCATATCTCAAGTACAGAAATAAATCTAATATTCCATACATTGTTGCAAAAGTTATTACATTAAATAAAATGCCAAGTAAAATATTTTTCTTTGTAAATACTTCTTTTAAAATTTTTATATCTTCTTTCATAATTTAATTATTGGTTAATACTAAAAGGAGCATTTCTGCTCCCTTGTGTTTTTATCCGTTTAAATACGAATCATTACTTACTTGCTGTGACCAATGATTAAAATGTTTATCACATTCACTTTGACAAGATTTCTCTGTTTTAAAACTTCTTAAATAAGTTTCATAAAATTCACCGTCTACATATCTTGCAATGAACCATTTTTTTGATGCGTCTTGAAATGGTTTAAAAGAAATCATTTGGTTTATTGAGTTTTTATACTGTTTCATTTTGATTTATTTAAATTAAAGACCTTTTGATTTTTCTTTGATTAGCTGTAGTCATTTTTCAGCATTTTTGCAAATTTAGAATTGCTGTCTGTAAAATTTAAACTGTTACTATTGAACTGACCTTTTACTGTCTCAAACACCCTGCTTTGCAAGATTTGTTTCTCTTTTACTTTGTAAAGATACTAACAATTTTTAATATCTGCAACAGTAATCTAATTTATTGCATACTTGCCAAAGTTAGGTTTAGAGAGAATACTGTAAGTTCCGTAACGTAAAGCGTCTACTAAGTGGTTGTGATTATCTATTGGTTTGTTAATCATCTTTCCGTTTCTATCTTCTTGCCACTTATAATTTCTAAACTCTTGTATAGCATTATTGGAATCTTTAGTTAAATGTATTTTATATCTTTTAAGTAGATCTATTCCTGCGTTAATGCTATCTCTTCCTTTTATGCTAGGTCTAATGTTCCAACCCATTCTTCTAAGTTCATCTATTAACCTTACCTCTGCTGAGTCTGCCCATATTAACTCTCTATTAATATTCATCTCTCTTAAAAAGTTGTTTATGTCAGTTGTAGTCATTAATGTTCTGTATAAAAATTCTTTAGCGTAAAGATTGTATCCATCTATCCAAATCCCTATTAAAGTTGTTGGATCATTTGTGTACCCAAAGTCCATTCCGTAACTCAAGAACTTAGCCTGTTCAGGAATCTCCATTACTTCTAAATATCTAAATATTGTTGACTTAGTGATTCCTTTTATTCCTAGTCCATAAATTTGCCAATATTGTTCGTCTGTTTCTTTTAGTCTCTCAATCTCTTGTTTAATACTTTCTCCTAAAAAAGGATTATCTAAATAAGTTGTTTTAAAAAATGCACAGTCATCTCTAGGGATCACTTTATCGTAAATCCAATGATATTCATCTGAAGGATTGTAATCTAATATTACTTTCTCTTTTGTTCTGAATAATAATTGCTGCCAATCTTCCCAAAATAATTCGTTTGCTTCATTGGTAAATAATAAATCACGCTTTCTCCCCCTTACTTTCTGTGGTTGATCTAAAGATATAAACTCAATTAAGTTTCCATATAAGATGTATTCGCTTGAAGATTTATTATGTGACTCTTCCCTGTACATTCCATAACTTCTAAGAATGTCTATAAAATCTCTCATTACAGAAGCTCTTAAAGAAGGAAAAGTCTTTCTACATATTGTTATTGTTTTGTTTTTATTGTCAGGGCAGTAATAAAATATTAGCCAAATAAGGATGTTATAAGTTTTTCCTGATCGAGTTCCTCCCTGCTCAACTATTATTTTCTTGTCTGTTTCTAAAAGATGTTCACAGACAACATTAGTATTAATCGTGGATTGCTTCTCCACTTTTTATTATATTAATTTTGATGTCATTAGGCAAACCTTCTGCTCCTGTTATTTCTTGTCTCTCAACATAACCTCTTTTTTTTCCTTTTGTTTTTAAGTAAAAAATAGTAGCAGATGTATTTCCATCTTTGATCTGTTTATGTAATTGACTCTCAGCAAAATCTAAAGCAATGTTTTGTATATCTTCTACACTCTCTTTAAACTGATCATCTTTCAACCATTCATAAAAAGTACTCCTAGCTATTCCAACTTGCTTTACTGCTGTTGTAACTACTCCTAATGATTTTTCTAAAGCT